GGATATCCATCCGTTCCTTCCGCATCCATTCGAGCAAAGATATACCGTCCCCTTCCGGCAGGCGTACGTCGGACAGCACAAGGTCGAAACTTTCTTTCTTGAGCAGTTTTCGTGCCCCTGGTTCATCTATTGTTATCTCTGCTTCATAACCGGATTTTTCCAACCTTTTTTTCTGTTGCCCGGCAAGCATGATGTTGTCTTCAACTATCAGTATTCTGTATTTCATTCATGTTTTCATTTAATTATGTCCGTCCATTTCCGATAATCGGCTTTTTGTCTCAGATATCAGCCGGTCTATTCTTCTGACAATTCTTTCCACATCATTGCGGAATGCTGACTCATCCGTATCTTCCACATACTCTTCATAGCTGTACGATTCCAGCTCATGGGCTATTCCCAATTGCTCCCACATCGGGTACATCCTGTGCAGAGTTTCCCATATCCGCTTCCGGTCGGGCTTTTCCTGACTCAAAGAATCCAGCAAGTCAGAACTGTTCCTATTGGATTCCTCTATAAGAGTCTCCAAAGTCCAGCGTTCGTCTCCCGTAGTGACATACAGAGCCTCGAAATCTGGAGAATGATTATCCATTGTTCTGTTCTGTCCAATGAGTGACGAGAGAAATTCGAGCAGGTCCCTTGTATAGAACGGTTTGTGGATACAGCCGGCAAATCCGGCTTGAATATAGCGGTCTGCATCGCCGTCGTTACGGGCGGTCATTGCAGCTATGGGAATTGTCCGTGAATTTCCTATGTTGGAAAGGCGTAGCAGATGCAACAGGTCAAAACCTCCCGTACCACGCATCTGTATATCGGTCAGCAATAGGTCGTATTCTCCGGTTCTCAATGCCTTGACCACTTCCTGTGCATTGGTACAGGCTCGGCATGAGATACCGTTCCGTTCCATCATTTCAACTGTGTTGCGCAATTGTATCGGATCGTCATCGACTACAAGAACCCGTCGAGGAAGTCTGAGGTTTCCCGTATAAGTTTCTGGCTTGTCTCTTGCAGGCTCATTGGTCTGCCTAAGCGGAATTTCCACCTTGAATTCGCTGCCTTTACCGATCTGGCTCGAAACAGAGAGTCTTCCTCCGAACAGGTTCACCAGCCCTTTCGTAATGGAAAGTCCCAGTCCGAAGCCTTCTGAATCCAAATCAGGAGCAGCCCGTTCAAAGGGCTGAAAAATGCGTTGTGTTGTGTTCTCGTCCATTCCTATCCCCGTATCTTTGACCTTTACTGAAAGAGTATCTTCTTCATAACTTGCCAGAAATTTGATATAACCTGTACGGGTGAATTTTACAGCATTCTCCAGAATGTTGACCACTATCTGCCTTATGCGGTCTGCATCGCCAAGGACGGTGATGCCGCAACCCATAAAAGCCTTGTCAAACATCAATCCTTTGTCGTTCGCCTTGCGTGTGTATTCTTCAGCGATACTTTCCAGAAAGGATTCAAGATGGAAAGGAATTTCGTTTAGGGTTTCTTTAGCATCGTCCAGACGGGAGAGGTCAAGCAGGCTGTTGGCAAGCCGGGTGATATGACGGGATGATTCAAGGATGTTTCCGAGATAGGCATTGCGGCGTTTCCGGTCACGAGTATCCATGGCCAGTTCAGCACTGCCACTGATGGCATTGAGAGGTCCTCGTATGTCATGGGAAAGTGTGATGATTATTTTCTTGCGCATGTCGGAGAGTGTACGGTTTTGTGTTGCCGTATCTTCCAGTTCAGCCTTGTCCCTTTCCCTGCGGTTAAGGTCACGCATGATGATAAGGTGCGAAATGATGAGCAGGATGATGGCCATGCCGATTACTCCTGCCATTAAAAAGAACGACATTTTCTCTGCTTCTGCCATTTTTAACTCTCTTTGTGAGAAGGC